CTGGAAGAAAAGCTCCGTGAGGCCAAGCGCCTTGTCTGGGTCGTGGAAGATGGGCATGGCTCGCGTGAAAAATACTTTGCCGAGGCCGATTATCTGCTGGCCGCTGAGTGCCTGCTGAAGCTGGCCAAAGAGTTTGCTCCAGGATGGCCAAAGCCAATGTCGGCCGTGCGCCGTATGGAGTTGCGCATTGGGCACATGCTTATCCCCGCGTCGGAGTACGACGAGTTCTACCACTCCATGGTGGAAAAGCCCGAACAGCAAGCCACTCCACCAGAAACCGTCCTCGAAATGCTTGAGGTCAGTTTAAGCGCAGCCGGCTTTGGCGGCCTTTACGTGGACGGTATTTGCGGCTGCAAGCTTGAAGAGCTATCACCTACGATATGCCTGAACACCGAGTGTACGCCAGGGTATTTGCACGTCAGGTCGGATGGGAAGGCCTGGGTGATTTGTTCGGAAAAAAAGCCGTTGTCTGATCAGGAGATTGATGGCGTGGCGGATTGAGCATGGACTATCTGAGCCTCCTTGCTGAAAGCTATGCAACAAGCCAAAGCAGCGAATGCCCACCCGGTTCTCGGGTGGAATTCCTGGCCGTGCATATCTTTGGCTTCACGACTTACGATGCCGAACTGGATGCCCTTTTCGGGAAAAGGGCATTGGAGGTTTTCCAAGCCATCAGTGAGGGCAGAACCCTGGGGTATATCCAAGACAAAGAGCAGTACCGCTGGTACGTCATTATGTGCAACATGCCGTTCTTTGCCGGCCGGCTTGATTGGGGCACTTCGATCCGAGGCGCATGGTGGGGCATCATGCAGCCCACGATAGAAAGTGACGGCTTGTTCATGAACGGCAAGCAAATCCCCGCGCTTGCTTTTGGCAGCGGTCAGTGGGCGGATTTTGTCGCCGCTGTTGTTGCGTTTTCGAAAGGTGTGTGTTGAAAACCCCTTGACACCACCGCCGCTTTCTGGCACATTTAATATAGAATCAGGTAAGTTGCGCACATAGCGCAGCTAACCGCCAAACCAGCGCCGCCGGCATCCGCCTTGCGGCGCTTTTTTCGTTGTCTCCTCTGTCCTCATCGGGCTTTCCGGCCGGCATCCCCGGCCGGTTTTTTATTTGCGGGGTTGGATGGGCAGAATCGCGCCGCGCGCTTGCCGGTCGCCGGCTTGCAGTCGCACCACATCGCACGTCTCTGGCTTCTGCCCAGACTGCCTGAGCAAGCGCCGCGCAGCGGATGACCAGCGGCGCGGCAGCGCGGCCGAGCGCGGTTATGGCACGCGCTGGCAAAAGGCTCGCGCCACCTATCTGGCTTCGCACCCGCTGTGCAAGCAGTGCGGTGAGCGCGGATTGATCGTCCGCGCCACGGTGGTGGACCACATCATCCCGCACAAGGGCGACCAAAAGCTGTTTTGGGATACCCGCAACTGGCAGCCGCTGTGCAAGCCCTGCCACGACAAAAAGACCGCCACCGAAGACGGTGGCTTTGGCCGTTTTCAGAAAAAAGGATAAACCGTGACAGACCCGCTTGAAGAGGTGGGCGTCAGCGCTACTGCCTCGGCGGGCGCGTCTGGCGTGCAATCTCCTGAAATTCCCCCTGGCGCCAATCTCAGCACGCAAGAGCGCCGGGCATGGCAATACCTGACCGGCGCACTGCGGCAAGCAGGCGTCAAGCACATCACGGCCGGCATGCCGTTGGTCATGGTCTGCAAAATGTGGTGCAACTGGCAGCGGTTAGAACAAGACTGGGCACGGGTGGTTGAGCAAAACAACGGCAGCACGGTGTTCTTCACCAGCAATGGCAACGCCTATCACCACCCGGCTGGCACTGAAGCGCGCCGGGCCCGGCAGGATTTGCTGCGCGTGCTGCCCGAAGCCGCGCTGACCATCCCGTCTCTGACCCTGGTCGAAAGCAAAGCGCCGTCCGTCGCGCCGACGGATGACCTGTTCGCCATGTTCGCCGACTTTGCCCAGAACCCTGCCGGGCAATACTCAGCCGGCGCCGAACCCGGCAAGACCTTGCAATGAGCGCGCGCCGGGCTCGCAAAATGCCGGCCTCGCGCAAAAAGCTGATCCCGCCAGAAGGCGAGTGGCGGCACTGGGATGTTGAATATGGCCTCCCGGTGCTGCGCGGTGAAATCACCGTTTGTCAGCTGACCATGAAGGCCGTCGAGCGGCACTACAAAGACCTGCAAACCGCGCACAAGCGCGGTTTTGTTTTTTCGCCGGGCGCGGCGCAGCGGCCTATCGACTATGTGCAGAAGATGTTTCAGCACATCAAGGGGCCAAAAGCCAAGCAGCCGCTGCTGCTGGAGCCGTTCCAGAAATTCTGGACCGCCGTCATTTTTGGCTGGCTGGAAGCTGACACCGGCTTTCGCCGTTTTCGCACCGCCTTTGAAGAAATGGCGCGCAAGAACGGCAAGTCAACCTGGTGGGGGCCGCTCGGCGCTTACCTGCTGACCATGGACGGTGAACACGGCGCCGAGGTGTACACCATCGCCACCACGCGCGACCAGGCCATGGCGGTGTTCAATCCGGCGTTTTCCAATGTCAAGCGCTGGATACGGCATAGCCAGAAGATGGGCAAGGTATTCCGGGTTTGGGAAGGTAAAAACCAGGAAGCAATGAGCTTCCTGCCGCTGGAAGGCTGGTACAAGCCTCTCCCGGCCAATGCCGAAAGCCTGGACGGCCTTAACCCGTCTGCCGCGTTGATCGACGAACTGCACGCGCACAAAACCCGCGAGGTGTGGGATGTGATGCAGTCCGCCATGGGCGCGCGTGACCAGCCATTGCTGAATGCCATCACCACCTCCGGCTTTTACGTCGAAGGGGTGTATGTCGATGTGCGCAACTACGCGGTAGGCGTGATTAATGGCGAAATCAAAGATGACCGCTTTTTTGCCGTGATCTACACGCTTGACCCGGATGATGACCCATTCGACGAGCGAGTATGGATCAAGGCCAATCCCGGACTGGGCACGGTGAAAAACCTGGCCTACCTGCGCGGCGAAGCCGCCAAGGCCAAGGGCATGCGCACCGCGCTGGCCAGCTTCAAAGCCAAGGAGATGTGCATTCTGTCCGGGGATGCCTTCACCTGGTTGGACATCGCCGTCTGGGATGCCCCGCGCAACAAGAAAAAGTTTGACCGCGCCCAGTTGCTGGGCCGCCGCTGCTTTGGCGGACTTGACCTGGCCAGCACCCGCGACCTGACCGCCTTCTCCCTGGTTTTTCCGCCGGAAGAGGGTGATGAGAGCGGCGACTGGTACGTGCTGATATGGGCATGGATTCCCGAAGGCAAGCTGCGCGAAGCCAGTAACGAAGCTGGGGCGGATTACCCCGGCTGGGTGAAAAGCGGACTGCTGAGAGTAGTAGATGGCGAGGCCATGGAATATGGCCCAGTCGTTGAGGCGATCAAGCAGGCCTGCGCAGAGTTCGACGTGGTGGAGATCGGCTTCGACCCCTACAACGCCAACTCTACGGTTAACGACCTGCTGGAAGCCGGCATGAACATGGTGCAGTTCCGCCAGGGCTTTTTGAGCATGTCGGCCGGCGCCAAAGAACTGGAGCGGCTGATCTGCCTTCGGCGATTCCGCCATGGCGGTCACCGCCTGCTGCGCTGGTGCGCGGGCAACGTCGCCATCCGCATGGACCCGGCTGAAAACATCAAACCGGACAAGAAAAGCAGCTCGGGCCGCATCGATCCCATGGTGGCCACCATCATGGCCGTGGGCCGGGCGCTTGCCCACAAGGATGACCGCTCGGTGTATGAGAGCCGAGGTCTACGATGAAAGGTTGACATGAACTTTTGGCAGCGCGCGACCAATGCCGTGCGCAGCATCGGTCAGCGCCTGAGCGACCCGCGCCGCTTGCTTGGGCGCGGCGGCGGCTGGTGGGGCATGCGCAGCGCCGGCGAGTGGGTAACTGAAAACACCGCCTACAACCTGTCCACCGTCTACGCCTGCGTGCGGCTGATCAGCAGCTTGACTGCGCAGTTGCCATGGCAGGCTTATTACACGGATCCCGTGTCAGGCAACAGGGTAAGGCTGCTGCAAAGCCCAGTAGACCGCCTACTCCACAAAAGACCCCACCCCGAGGTGGGGTCTTTTACTTTCCGGGAGCTGATGCTCTCGCGGGCGCTGTTACATGGCAACGCCTACGCCGAAATCGTCCGGAATTACCAGGGCGACGCCACGCAGCTTTGCTTCATCGAGCCGGGGCGTGTCAGCCCGCAACGCGATGAAAGCGGCGTGCTGGGCTGGCGGGTGAGCAACGATGCCGGGGGTGATGTCTGGATCCCCGATGCCGACATGTTCCACCTGCGCGGGCTAGGCAACGAGGTAGAGGGCTGGAGCGTGCTGGAGATGGCCCGGCGTAGCCTGGGCATCTCGCTGGCGTCGGAGGGCATGGCCGAATCGGCGATGCGTAATAACCCGCGCCTGAATTTGGTGTTCAAACACCCCAAGTCTCTCAGCGATGACGCCTATCGGCGGCTGAAAGATGACCTGGACGAGCGAACCCAGCCCAGCGCGGCGCATAAACCGCTGTTGCTGGAAGACGGCGTGGATTTTGAGGCCCTGCGCCTCAACCCCAACGACTTGCAGCTGCTGGAAAGCCGCAAGTTCCAGGCGGAAGAAATTTGCCGCTGGTTTGGCCTGCCGCCCCACAAGGTGGCGCTGCTGGATCGCGCCACGTTCAGCAACATCGAAAGCCAGGCGCGGGAAGCCCTTACCGATTGCATCATGCCCTGGGTGCTCCGGCTGGAGCAGGAAGCCGACGAAAAGCTGTTCCGCCGCAGCCATAAGGCGATGGGCGCGTACAGCAAGATGAACACCAACGCCCTGCTGCGCTCCGACGCGGCCGGCCGCGCGCAGCTTTACAAGGCGCTGCACGCCGTGGGCGCGATCAGCCCGGATGAAATTGCCGAGCTGGAAGACTTACCAAAAATCGGCGCAGAGCGCGGCGGAAATCTCCGCGTAATTCCGATGAATATGCAAACACTGGAAGCGGCCATGGCGGCCGCGAAATCTACCGCGAAGAGGAAGTGACATGAAAACCAACCGGCCTATCGGTTGTGGGCCCGCGCTGAATGCTGCGGGCCCGCTTAACTTTGCGCTGGCGCCGCCTACCGATATGCGCACCAACGTGGCGGCAAAATTGACCACTGGGCGCGATGGCAAGGCCAATAGCGCGCTGGAGCTGGATCTGTTTGGGTATATCTGGGACTACGTGGATTACATCAATACCGCGACCGTGAAAGCCGCCATTGATGCCGCCGGCGGCGGTTTTACCAGCGTGCACCTGAATATCCAGTCGCCGGGCGGCGATGTGTACGAGGCAATGGGCGTTTACGACCTGCTGAATCGTTTGGGCGTGCCGATCCACGTCAACATCCTGGGCTTTGCCGGCAGCTGCGCTTCCTGGCTGGCCATGCTGGGCGACACCATCACCATGCCGGAATTCAGCGAAATCATGATTCATCGCGTGCAAGGCGGCATCTGGGGTAATGCCTCGGAAATCGTGAATGCCGGCCGCGCCATCGAAAATCTGGAAGAAAACATCATCCAGATTTACGTGGCGCGCACCAAGCAATCGGCTGACGACATCCGCAAGTGGATGGCTGACGAAACCTATATGGACGGCAACACCGCGCTTGAGCGTGGTTTTTGCACCGAAGTGACCAAGGTCAAAGCAGTGAATCTGCAAGCCCGCCCGGAAACCCTGGCAGCGCTGGGCTTCAAGCACTACCCCAGCATGGTGAACAAGGCCAACTCTGCCGGCGCCGATCCCAAGCCGTTTTCCATGGCTGAAATGGAAGAACTGAAGAAAAACCTGTCGGCCATTCGTGGCCACAATGCCTACCTGGCCAGCCGCGCCGCTGCGGCGGGCATGCTGCCCCAGTAACCGCAACACACCACGCAAACCCAACCCGCCTCTGGCGGGTTTTTTTATGGAGCTTTTGCCCATGCAAGTCAAAACTCAAACCTTCCTCGGCCGCGTGTGTGTCGCTGCGGCGCTGGCGCAGGTCGCCATCATGAAGGCTCAGGGCATCTCGGCCCGGAACAATGCAGTCAGCCCGCTGGATTTGCTGGCTGACCTGCAAGAACGCGCTGCCCAAGCCAGTAACAGCCTGTCTGCGATCATGCAAAACTGCGCGACTGCCCGTGTGATTTCTCCGGAAGATGCCGCCAAGATTGAAGAGCTGAAAAACGAAGTCAACGCGCTGGCTAAGCAGCAAGAACTGCTGAAATCTGGCTTGGACTCGGTGGATTTGGTCAATACTGGCTCGCCAGCCGGCCGCCTCAGCCAGCCCGAAGGCACGCCCACCAATGCTGGAAGCCAACGCCAGCCGGCTACCCCTGCCAATACCAAAGCGCGTACCGAGCAGCATGATTTTGCCGATTTCAACGAATTCACGCGCGCACTGGTGAATGCGTCTGGCAAGGGCGGTTCTGGTCAGCCTGATGCGCGCCTGCGCCGCGCCAACGCTGCGCCTGGCGCGTATGCCTCTGGCCTTAATGGCGCTGATGGCGGTTTTGTCATCCCTCCGGCTTTTCAAGACGGGATCATGGAAATCGTCTTCGCCCCGGAAGCTTTTGCGGGGCGCTGCGCCCCGTATCGCACCACTGGCCGGCAACTGACCATTCCGTTCGACCCGAACGCGGTATACGCACCTGGCGGCATCAAGGCCAGCTGGCGCGGCGAAGGTGATACCGGCACCCAGACCAAGCCTGTGCTGGAAGAGCGCGAGCTGAAGCTCGAATGCGTGACGGGCATCGTGCCGATTACCGCTGAAATGCTGGAAGATTCGCCGAATATTGGCGACTACGTCCAGCGTGGGCTGGGCCGCGCGGTGGATTGGGCTCTGACCAGTGCGATCATGCGCGGTTCTGGCGTGAAACGCCCGCGCGGCATCCTGGCTGGCGACCCCTCTGTGCCGGCAGATAACGCCGGGCGCATCATCGTGCCGAAAGAAGTGGGTCAGGCTGCCGGCACGGTGCTGTACAAAAACATCCTGAAGATGTGGTCCAAGCTGAATGGCATTTGCCGTATGAATGCGGTGTGGGTGATCACCCAGGATGTCGAAACCGAGCTGCTGACCATGACCGGGCCGGACAACAAGCTGATTTATTCGCCTGTGCCGCTGAATGAAAAGCCGTACACCACGCTGCTGGGTCGCCCGGTGATTGTGCATCCGGTGGCTTCGACGATTGGCCTGGAAGGCGACATCTCGCTGATTGACTTCACGCAATATGCACTGCTGACCCGCAGCCAGAACGGCCTGAAATTCCGCTATGAAGCATCGATGTACTTCCTGGAAAACATCCAGCAATTTGGCCTGGATTTGCGCGTGGGTGGCCAGCCGCTGTGGCATAAGCCGCAGCCGAACGACGAAAGCGGCTCTTCGTACAGCAGCTACGCCGTGACCCTGCAAGCTCGCCTGTAAGGAGCGGCCATGACTCAAGTCAATGCGCCTGATTTCCAGTATAAGGTGCTGGAATTCAAGGAAGAATGCTGCGCCGGTTATCTGTGCCCGACCTTCCCGGCTGGCGCCGTGGTGGCCATCCGCGAAGACTACGCGGCGCACTGGCTCAACAGCAAAAAAGCGGTGGAGTCGGATAAAAAGCCCACGCATGTGCTGTCGGCGAATGACAAGCTGACCGAAGTCACCCCCGAAGCCAACGCGGGCAAGCAAAGCAAGTTGGGGCCGTCGGCCAAGCCTGGCGCCGACCCCGCCCCCACTGACGGGGGCTAACCATGCGCGGCGCCCCGTTGGAGCCGCGCCTTGATCGGCTGGGCGACGACCGGGACAAATTGCCGGTCACCGTCGCCCAGCTCCGGCAAAACGCCAGGCTGGCCCAGCTTGACCCCGACGACCCAGAAGCCGCAGCCGAGGAGGCCTATCTCCTCGGCTGCATTGCTTCGGCCACGGCCGACGCGCAAAACCGCACTCGGCGCAGCATTGCGCCAGAGCGCTGGCGGCTGGCTTTGTCTGGCGCCTGGTGGCGCTGGGGCGAGTTTGTCCCCACGCCGCGCGGCAACCTGCTTTCGGTTGAGCGGGTGCAGTTTGGCGGGGTGGAGGTGGCCGGGTGGCGCATGCAGGGCGGCAATAGCCAACCCGGCGTGTGGCTGCCTGCCTCGCCCGCGCCGGCCAATGTCGCCGGCCGGCTGCCGGCTGATGGTGAGCTGATGATTGAGTTCACCGCCGGCTGGTCGCCAGACGCTGTGCCGGCCGACCTGGCCCGCTTCATCCTGCTGCGCGCCACCGACCTGACCGAGGCGCGCAGCACGCTGCTGCCGGGCAGTGGGGCATCCGCCTCGCTGCCGGTGGATTTCACCGAATTCATGGTGCAGCCGCACGCGCTGCCCATCTACTGGAAGGCCTTATATCGTGAGCACCGCTGCTATTGAATGGCAGGTGAAAACCCCAGCGACTGAAGAGCCGCTGACCCTGGCCGAGGCCAAAGCCTATCTGGAGGTCGGCACGGCCGACACCGACCCGGATTTGTCGCTGCTTATCGTCGCTGCCCGCAAGTACGCGGAAGACCAACTCAAGCGCCGCCTCATGTTGTGCACCTGCGTGAGCTACCTGGACACCTTCCCGCAAGACACCGCTCGCGTTGCGCTGCCGGCTGATGTATCGGCGGTGGCGTCGGTCACCTACCGCACCCCGGCTGGCGCATCGGCCACCATGGCGGCGGCGGATTACGTGCTGTTCAAGGGCCGCTTCCTGTCGGCGCCCACCGGCTGGCCGCGCGCCTCTGACGTGGTGATCGAATTCACGGCCGGGTTGTATGCCAACGCCGCTGCCGTGCCGGCGAGCCTGAAAAACGCCCTGCTGGTGCTGCTGAAAAACCTGTGGGACAACCGCGCCACCATCCTGGCTGCCGGTGAGCTGAAAGCCAGCTATCCGCTGGTGAACGCCGCGCTGGCTGACCTGGCGCTGCACGAGGTCAGCGAGTGAAGCCCAGGGCGCTGGCTTCGCAGCTGAAAGACCGTGTGCGAGTGCGGCGCCCTATCGACACGCACTCGCCAATGGGCGCGGTGCTGGCCGAGCTGCAAACCATCAGCTGGGGATGGGGAAAGCTGGAAGCCAACTTTGGCCGCGACAAGCTGCTGGCCACTGAAGTGCGTGACCCCGGCGTTGATTTGTCGGAAGTGACCGGCACGCTGACCGTGCGCGCCGGCCTGGACATCCAGCCGGGGGATGTGGCAGTGATTACCGCTGGCGCCCAGCGGCAGCAGTTCAACGCGGTGGCCGTTGCCGCGCATAAAGAAGACAGCCAGCTGAAAGTCTGCTGGTTGTCGGCGGTGTCGCCACATCCGTTCGAAGGGGGCTCGCCATGATCCACACCGAAATTCGCGGCTTGGGCGGCATCACCCAGCTGCTGGCAGGCCTGCCGCAGAAAGTGCAAAAGCGGGTGCTCAGGCAGGCGCTGCGGCGCGGCGCGCGGTTGATTGCCGATGCCGCCAAGGCGGAATCTCCCGTGGACACCGGCAATCTGCGCCGCTCGATCACCGTGCATTACGACCGCCGCCTGCCCATTACCCAGGTGGGCTGGAATATCTGGGCGGGCGGTAGCGTGGCGCTGCGCAAGCGCGACGCGGGGCAAATCCCCCGGCTATCCCGCAAGGGGTTGTTGGGGGCAAACAAAAAGGGTAAGCCGGTGGCCAGTACGTTTTATGCCCGGTTTCAGGAGTTCGGCACTGTGCACCACGCCGCCCAGCCTTTTATGGCCCCGGCTCTCACGGGCCGGATGAAAGACGCCATCGACGCCACCGCCCTGGGTGTGCGCGACCTGCTGCCCGGCATCGTCGGTCGAATGCGATAGGAGCATTGCCGTGGACGAATACACCCTGGGCAGCCGGGTATGGATGTCGCTGAAAGCCCGCCCGGCGCTGGTGGGCATGTTTGGCAAGGCGGTTTTCCCAGGCAAGGTGCCAAAAACCAACACCCGATGGCCAGCACTGGTCTATCAGCTGGTGGCCAGTCGCTCCGAGCGCGGCGTGCGCAGGCTGACCGGCGTGCAAATGCTGGAGTATCAGTTGCGCATTGCCGCCAAGCTGGAGGATCAAGTGGACCAAGCTTGGCAGGCGTTGACCAAAGACCTGATGAGCCCAGAAAACCAACCCGGCCTTGCTGGCCCTGGTTGGCGGGTGGAGCGCATCAGCTTGCAGGATTTGCACATGCTGGAAGACCCCGAAACATCCATGCCCTATGGGGTGGGCAGCATGAAGCTGAAAGTGGTGGAGGAAACCCCGTGAGCAAACCCAGTAAAGCGCTGCGCATCCAGCGCGCCGCCCGCGCCGCGCTGCGCGAAGCCGGCATTGAGCAGGTGTTCCAGGAAGCGATGCGCACCAGCGCTGCCGGCGCGCCCGGCAGCGTGCGGATTGCCCGCCACCGCGACGACCCCCGCTTTGACCCCCCGCGCAGCCCGGCAGAAGCCGGCGCCCGCTGGCTGACGCTGCGGGTGGAAGTTCCGGCGCTGGCTGGTTTTGGCGATGGCGAGGTTATCCCGCCGGAAGAAGCCGCCGACCCGGTTATTCAGGCGGTGAAAACCGCGCTGGCCGGTAATCGGCTGCGTGAGCCGGAAACCGGTGAAGTCCTGGTGTCTAACCTGTTTCTTGGCACGATTGAGTACGAACAGGTGGAATCCCCTGACGGGGGAATCGACCCCGACGAACTGCTGGTGTGCCTGAATTTCCGCTGCCAGTACCAAGACGACTGAAGACGACTGACCCGCAACACCAAACACCGGCGCAAGCCGGTTTTTTTTTAACGCCCGGCCTTGTGCCGGGTTTTTGTTTTTGGAGACGACATGGGCCAAAAGC